GTGTTTCATTAGCTGGCTTATTGATTAAGCAAAATGCTTTAGCGGCTAAGTCTGGCGGTCAACAACGCGATATGGTTATGATTTCAATCTTTGAAGATGATAATCAGCAGCAAGGCCAGAATAAGTTGAAAGCGGTGATTTTACACTAGATGATGTAAGTGACCATTTAGAGTTATTAGAAAGCGAACGTAACAATAAGATTGAAAGCTATTTGTATGTTATCAACCTATTAGAAGCTAAGTTAAAGTCAAAAACTGACGAAATAAAGCGCATTGAAGCTCTAAGAGATGTAGAGGCTAACGCACTAGTTAACATCAAGGGTTGGTTACTAATGAGCATGCAAGACGGTGAGAAACACGAGTTTGATTTATTCAAAGTTAGACGGGTAAAAGGTCCTGAAGTGGTAAGCGTTATCGATGAATCAAAAGTAAACAAAGCATACTTTAATACGATACCAGAATCCTTTAGATTAAATAAAAAGTTAATTTTAGATACTTTAAAGGCTGGTGTTGGAGTTAAAGGCGCTGAAATAACAACGGGTAATCCGTCACTAAGAATCAAGTAACTATAGGAGTATAAGAGATGAAAGTTGCATATAACGCGTGTTTTGGAGGGTTTAGCTTAAGCCCGCTGGCTGAGGCTGAGTACCAGAAAAAGAAAGGCGTTGATTTGACGTGGTATAAAGGTGTTGGGAGTTATCCTTATAGTTCTTATGATAAAGTTGACACAGAAGGTCTGTCGGAGGTTGGTCTAAGTGCTTTTTCTTTATCTGCATCTAATAAAGACTTAGGGGATAAGGTCAGCAAGATACCAGATGAGAATACATTTTACGATTCATGGTATGGCACGGAAAATAGATCGGATCAGGATTTGATAGATGTAATAGAAAAGCTTGGAGATAAAGCCAATGGAGATTGCGCTAGTTTAGCGATAGAAGAAATTCCAGACGGTGCAGAGTTTGAAATTGAAGAATATGATGGAAATGAAAGTGTAGTACCTCCAAGACAGACTTGGTAATTAACTAACAACATAAGGGTAATAACAATGACAAAACGTATAGTAGCAAAAACAGGCGAGTACCAAAAAGACGGACAAACTAAAGGCGAGTACACTAAGTTAGGTGTAATGCTTAATAATGACAAGGGAGAGTACATGCTATTAGATCCTAGTGTTTCATTAGCTGGCTTATTGATTAAGCAAAATGCTTTAGCGGCTAAGTCTGGCGGTCAACAACGCGATATGGTTATGATTTCAATCTTTGAAGATGATAATCAGCAGCAAGGCCAGAATAACAACCAAGGCCAGCAACAAAATAGCGGCGGCTTTCAAAGTAACCAGAACCAAGGCCAGCAACAGCCAAGCAACAGTTATCCTCAAAACACTAATCAAGGCCAATGGCAAGGTCAGCAAAAGTAAATAGTTACTAGCACAAGGAAGTGCGATTCAATTAAGGTGTAATATGAGTATTAAACAATCAAGAAAGCACCGTAAATGTAAAAAGGGTTGCGATATAAATAGCCCTGATTGGTATTATCCACAACGCAATAAAAAAGCACTGTGCTTAGAGCATGGTAGGAGCAAATGTAATTAAGCAAAAAGTACACGAGGTGCAAGTCCCACTTTATGGTATTTATATTCATTACAGTAATGATCCTGAATTGATTTTAGAGCAATACGGAGAATCACTAGTAAATAATCTTAATGGGTTTTGTTGTTATGATTTAGATAATAGATGTATCGGAATGCACATACCACACGATAACGGAGCCTTAGCTATACCAACATTAGGCCATGAGGTTTTTCATGCCTCAATGCAGGTTGGTGACTTTGTAGGGCTAGAGCCAACACTAAACGCCAATGAAGAAATAGCTTACTTGATAAGCTGGTTAACTGGCTGGATATTAGATTGCGTTGATAAAGATGTTAAGCGTGAATTAAGATTAAATAAGGGGTAGATGATGAAGAAAAGATATAGCGATTTACAGGCGGGATTATTTGGTGCTTGTTGTGTTCTTGTGTTTGTTGCTGGTTTTAATGTTGTAGATATATTTAATTTCATATTTTAAGGGCGAGTAAATGGCTAAACACTGGCTTGATTACAAAACAACACCAGCACACTATGAAGCTATGCCAAAAACACCAGAGCAGTTTTATAAAATTCTAGCTATGGATCAAGAATTGATACTCGAGCAAAAAGACGAGATATCAAAGCTTAAGATGACTATTAATAGATTGAGGCAGAAAAATGGCTAAACAAACAAAGATAACTAAATCAGCAAGAGGCGAGGATTGTACCTTGATGCTGGTTGACTGTTGTAATAGTGAAACTGTCGTGCTGTGCCATATTGGGAAAAATAGAGGTATGGGTATAAAATGTGGTGATCACTTTGCCGTTTATGCTTGCTCTATATGCCACGATATTATCGATGGTAGATTTAATCATAGCTATCACACCAAAGAAGAACTAACAGAGGCGAAAATGATAGCGCTAGAAAGAACGCAACAAAAACTAATTGATAAGGGTTTATTAAATGTCATTTAGACGAGCCGCAAAAGTTGACGACAATCAAAAAGAAATTGTTGCACTATTTCGCAATCTTGGCTGGACTGTTTTAATTATCAGTCAGCTAAAAAACTGCTGTGATATTATCGTTAGTAAGTCAGGGCGAACAGTCGCTATTGAGATTAAAGACGGGGCAAAACCACCGAGCGCAAGAAAGTTATCAGATGGCGAGATTAAGTTTCGTGATGCTTGGCAGGGTGAATACTCGTTAGTTATTTGTGATAATGACGTTATCGCACTGAATCAATGTTAGAATAAGGATCTCGACAACTATGAGTATATTAAAATGGCAGAAGCAGGAAAGGCACGTAAACCGTCAAAACCTAAAAAACGTATCATCAAAACAAAACCTACGGCTAAAATCGGCGGCAACGGGAAAAAGAAAGGCAAAGGCTAATGTTTAGTTATCAGATTGTACTAATGTTTGTATTGGTTGGTCTGTGCTTTAGAAAGGCATCCTTTTGGGGTGCTTTTACTTTATATATACTGTACGCAATATACTTTTTAATCGTTATCCCGTTACCTGGGGAGCTTTATTATTCATTTACCGCTGCTATAGCTTTATCGGCTGGCTTACTATTGCACAGGCATTATTTTGTATCAGCTATATGCTCATACAGCCTAGTATTAGTTAATGTTTTAGGTTACTGGTTATATGAGAATATGTACGATCCTTTTATTTATGATAATATATACCAAATAATATTAATAATACAGGTGGCCGCATTAACGTTACCTCCCGGAGCATTATTAAATGGACTTAGACGTTATCTCAAACATTCTATGGCTAAGTTTACTTTCTTTAATGGCAGTTAAGAAAGTGCTACAATGTATTAAATCACACCAACAAAAACGCAAATCTAATGGTAAGCGAGAACACAAAACAAGCGATAGAGGTGATAGCTAGTCACCCTAAAGTATCAGTAGCATTAGTTGCTGCCTCTCAGGCTAATGTTAGATGGATGGACTATGCAGAGCCATACATTAAAGACGGAACTACCATTTTAGGCGTTGCAGTTCTCGCACTTCTCGTTGTTAAACACGTTATAGATATTAAAAACAGCCTTTCAAATAAAGATAAATAAGAGTAAGCAATGATTACTTCAATGATAAGCTCAATGATTAAACCTATGGTTACAACTATGGTTAATCCTGATAGTGGAGGCGCTGTATTCTCCCCGTTAACAGTGTCTTATGATAGCGCAAGCTTCACACCTGTAATTGTATCAAACACTGAAATCATAAGCTTTCACGTTAAGGGTTTGACTACTTTAGCTTCATCTCAATATATAATGTCAGACCCTACCACGGGCGCGCATATTCTTTATAGGGGATCTGACGGTAGATTTCGCGTAGTTACAGACACGGGTAATATCAGGCAAATTAATTACACTGGCCTTAATGACGGCGGAGAGTATTTTGTAGAGTTAAGAATAGACCCTTTAGGTTGGGATTTGTACGTTGATTCTGTATTTATAATCAGATCAACTGGCTCAATGCAGAATGTGACATGCTCAAAGCTTGGCGAGAACGCAGCCGGAACGGTAACTATGACGGAGGGCGCGGTTTTTGGCGTTACTCTTGGCGGCTCTGCATCTTGGCCCATGCAATCAGCAAGTGATAATGTTTTTGATGGTGAAGATATGATAGGTAGTAATAATCTAACCTATAATGGCGCACCGGGAACCATCACTAGTGCAGATACTATTGAAACGACTCCTTTATGACTATAGAAACACGCGGAGCTATCGCGCATTTACAATGGCATAGATGGCAGGATTTAGAATCTGCTTATGATACCGAATACCCCACAGCGCCTTACTTACTTTATAGTGACAACGAAACAAATCAATTTTCATTTACGCTGAATAACTGGGTTTATTTCTATGTAGAAATGCACAGAATGAGTACCGATGACAGGTGGTTAGTACTGGCTAGGGATACATGCCAGCATTTTATCGACAATAACGACGAGCAAAGATTCGCAAGAGGGGATTTTACCCTGAATGGCTCAACTCCCGGCGTAGATATGTATTGGCAATACCCGGTTGGAGTAGTGCGGATGATTCACCGCCATTGAGAGTGCAAATACTTCAAGACGGGCAAATAATAGGGGCCATGTCATACTTCGCAGACTATATACTTGATCAAGGTTTGACGACTTACACTGCTGACGCTAATAACGCGTTCTTTCTTTTCTACTCGCTCAAACCGCTTGATTGCCAGTGAGTGAAGCTTTTCATTTTTGTTAGCCATTGCTTACCATTCCGAAGTAAAGTTAAGTTCTTGTACCTGATTATCATCAAGGTCGCCGCTAATATTCATTTGTCCAAACTGCCTAAAAGCATCTGCGCACTCTGAATGAACATCATGAACAGGTTGATCTGTAAACCTACCGGTGGTGTTATTCCATCTTTTACGGTAAGAGTCTAAATGTATTATACCATCTTTACACGCTACCTCGTCAAACCAGCAAGTAGTGAACGAGTCTCTAGTCGCCTGTATGCCGTGTGATATCTCGCTAACCCTTGGCACAATCTCAATATTTTTAAGCCCTAAGTTACTAAGTGCATCAGATGGAGATATATTAACAACCTCCCCTTGTCTTTCGTGGTTTCCATCGTGCGGTAAGAAATGAGTACCCCAAACATAATCGAGCTTATTCATTTGGCTAACATAATACTTGTAAGGCTCGCCCCACCCTTCAATGTAACCGATAAAGTTATCCTTCTGCCCTATCTTTTGATGTAACCATATACCTGTTCCGTCACTATTCCCTATATCCCAAAATGTATTTACTGGATAACCTGGGCGATAAGGGACGCTTGTGATTCTTTCATCTTTACGAACCTTAGTCATTTGCACAGTATAATAACAGCCCTCTTTAGACTTCTGAAAAGCCTCTTTAGGAGTGCTAGGGTATTCCTGCCACATTTTTTCTTCTTCACCAGTAAATTCTGAGTCTCTGGTCATTACCCACCAAGCCCGTTGATTAATAGAGATCTTACATTTAGCTTCGCCTTCTATCTTATCAAAATATTGATGGTCTTTAGGTGTGATAACAACGTCATCAGGATTCGTTGTATATTTACTCTCACCATGCCACGGATAAAAGTGGAATTTATAATCTTTAGGGTTTAATTTCTTACCTGATAACATTAAAGCTTCTGCCCTCTTTGATATCTTGTAAAAGTGACCGTCTTGCCCCTCTGCTGTTGATTCAATAAAAACCATACCGTTAGTTGGTACGGCAGGAATTGAACCAGTAATAACCTCGTCAGCCCTATCTGGGAATTTAGCGCATATTTTACCGAATTCTGATATATGTAAATATTGCAGCGTTCCAGATCGTGCAGAAGTCGCCACACGAATAGAGCTGTTGTTATGAGAAAATAATAACTCGCTCGCGCTGTCTCTTTCTAATGGCATAGCTTCCTTTAATGAAGGAGGCAAATTATTATAAGCAAAATAAACCTTATCCCTAAAAATAGTTTTAGCAACATCTTCACTTTGCGCTATTACTGCCGCCCTGACATTGGCCTTAAATAAGCAGCAATCAAGAAAGAATATCTCTATTAACGTAGTAAACCCTAATTGACGGGCTTTTAATATATCGTTACGGGTATGAAGGTTTGATAGTAAATCTAATTGTGGATCGTTTAGTATGAAGTCAGCAACAAGCTCTGACTCTCCATCATCACCCTTTATCATTATCTTATATAACTGCCCGCTTGTTAATCTCCACCATGGATCAGCAAGACACTCTTTAAACTCGTCAGCGTCCTTGGGTGTTCGGGTATCCCTTTCTCGAATAGCCCTAACCATTTGATGGGCCGAGTGTATTACCTGATATTTCTTGAATAACTAAAGTTAATGGATTTTCTACACTTCCTGATAATTCTTTCTTATCCGCAAGGCCTAAATCTCTAGCTATAATATTAGGATTTAACAGCCCTGCGCTTGCTCCTTCAAACTTCTGAGTTTCTATAATTTCCTTTATTGTATTTATGACTTGGGAAAAATCTTTATCTATTTTAGATTCTAAATTTAAATTACCAATAAAATCATTGAGATAGAAAGAGTTAACACCCCAGTAAATGCATAGACCTTTTATAGTCATTGCTCTCATTAGTTTTTCAGGGTTAGTGCTTACCTCTCCTTGGTAAATTATAGCCTTTGTTAATGGGTTTTCTTCACACCATCCAAAGTAATCAAATGCAGCTTCAAGCATTAACTCAGGAGTTTTAAATATCTTATCTCTCCCGTGTTTAGCTCTAGCTTTCCAGAATTGATTGCCTTTAGTTGCCGCCATTATGGAAGCACCTTAAACTTTACGAAATCTGTTTGACTAATATCAGTTGATGAAAAATCAAGTCTAGCTTTCTTATTCCATCTACCCACATAGTCTAAGTCAGTTTCTTTAGTTGAGTATTCAATGTATTCATTAGCGGTGAATGTTTCGTTATCCACTTCTATTGTTACATTAGGAATTGTTACGCCGTCTGTTATTTCTTTTGTATTACCTAACTCTGGCTGTAGGATTAACGTAGGAGTGGATAGACTTATGTCGCTACCTACGCTTACACGAATAACAGAACCAACCTCTTTAAAATTAAGGTTAGCCATTAGCGTCTTACTTGACTAATTGACACTTGACCATCACCAGTAATAACTGATTGTATTCGACAACTAGGTAAATCTAACTCAAAACCTGTTGATGATGTTTGTGTGCTATCTGGTATATCAGTAAAAGCCAAACTATCAGTAGAGTATTGTAATTTGGCATCGCCCGAACTCATTACCATTAGAACGTTATATGTTCCTGCGGCAATTGATTCTGGAAAGCTAGAGCTAAACACGGGAGAGATAAGATATTTAAAACTCCTGAGTTAATGCTTGAAGCTGCATTTGATTACTTTGGATGGTGTGAAGAAAACCCATTAACAAAGGCTATAATTTACCAAGGA